CGTTAACTGTCCCAAAAGTTTGTTGTACCCACACCGTTTCTGCCTTTCCAAACATTCTATGAACAACTCCTAGGTATGTCCCATCTTCTAATTTAATAAGATTTGTGTTGCCTCTTAGAGCAGAGATGTTTTCATTTTCTGTCATACGAGTAGTTAGGACATTGTTTTTTATAGTTGCGTTAGGGCCATAGATAAAATCAAAGTTTGGGTTGGGTTCATAAGGGACAGACCAGTTTTTCTCAGGGCGCTTCTGGTCTATGCCTGGATACTTTACAAAATCAAAGGCTTTCATCTTTTTAGTATCAAGACGGCAGGTAGCCATACGAGCAATAGGTGTGTGGTCTTTTTCCATAGTTACGCAGGTAAAGTGCCAAGAGCCATCACGCCAGAACAACTTAGGGTCTTCAAGACCTCTTTCAATCTTTACACCTAAATCAGAGACATCTACTTGCTTTAGTTCTTTAATCATAAAATCTTTATCAAGTTCAGCAAACCATACATTTGAACGGATAGTTCCGTTAGTTGTTACTCTATATTCTCCAGTAGGCATAATTACATAGTTGCTAGAGCGCAACATAACAGCGTAGTTTCCTTTAGGAGACACGCCAATAGAGGGATTAGTAGCAGACCAGAGTTGGTCGTCAGGATTTACTAGGCGACGTATTTGATGAGTCGTTCCGCCAATTTCAGTAATAAGAGGAACATCTTGCTCTCGTGGCTGGTAGTCGTATTTTTTAGACATATAGGCACGCTGGGTATCTATCAAAAACAGGTCCTTGTTTTTTAGAAATGCTCATTATGTTATCTCCAACATGAGAAATATTAAATCCTGCTTTAGTAAGTCTATCTACTACACTAGGCATTGAATCTTCAAAGGTATCTTCCGTCCACAGACTGCCATCAAACCCTGCTGCCTGTAGAACTCTTACTAAAGTATGAACACTGTATTCATAATTATGTCTGTTGTAATCTCCATTTATGTTGTACTGCATATAGAAATATGGCTCTATGCCAGCAAGCATCGTTGTTAGACCTCTACTACTAACAACATTGGGCGTTGTGAGAATAAGAGTTCCTCCTGGCTTCATTACACGGTTTATCTCTGAAAGCATAAACATTGGGTCAATCTCCATGTGCTCAAGAACTTCACAGCAAAGAACATAATCAAAGTATTCATCAGGTGCTGGTAAGGCTTTCTTTTCTAAATCAACGCAGTAAGCGGGAAAAGAATCTCCATCTATCTCAAGGGTTCCTTCTTCTGGACTATCTAAATCAAAGTTTGTAACGGACACTTCTACCTCTGGAGCAAGAGTTTTTAGTGCTCTAGGGATAAGTTTGCTAGTTCCAATTTCTAATAAACGTCCTGATGGTTGTTGGTCTAGAAGTACTTGAATTGTTCGTGCATACCTACGCTTGTGGTTTATGTAATGGTAATGGTCTGACTTGTCAATAAGGGACTCCATACAGTCCTTTATAAAATCAGGCACACCTTTGTAGGTCTCTGTAAACATATAGTGAGTATAGTAGAGTTAGTCTAATAGTGTATAGAACCCGCCGAAAATAAGAAGCAGTTTTAGGACGTGCTCAGGTCCGCAAACTATTCTGGAGAAGAAGTTGGTCTGTTATCCCAAGACTCGCACTGGAGTTTGGCTCTTTCACTAATCCATTTTTTACCGCAGACAGAGCAAGTAAATGAAGGACGGCTAGAGCCTTCTACATATCCTTCTTTAGGATTAGGTTTTTTATAAAATCCCATTCTTACTCCTCTGCTTCGTGTTTGGCTTCGCAGCCTCTTGCTAAATCTGGAACTACATATATCTTCTCACAATAAAAACATTGCCATCTTTTACGTCTTTCTTTCTCTATATCTGAATAGTAGGGCACCTAACCTCCAGTTGAGTAAAAACCACGCCCTTTGAAAGACACTGCTGGCTTATCCCAGACTCGTTTAAGTTCAGCCTCGCACATAGGGGCACAGCAAGTGAAGACTATTTGCTCTTCGGTCATTGACCGTTCTTGTATTTGCTCGTGTCCTTTGTCGCATATGTATTCGTATGTTGCCATTAGTTTATTTTCCGTATTTCATCCAAATGTACATTACAACCATACCTGTTCCCATACAAAAGAAAGGGAAGAATAAATTAGTAAATATGTCGTTTCCTGTCACAGTGTTCCTAGTTGCTTGCGCTTTGCTTCAAGTGCTGCGAAGTCTTTTATCTTTGTCTCACCCATATAGCCCCAAGCATATCCATCAGCAATGAGTGCTTCATTGACAGATTGCTCTGCTCCATCAACAAAAAGCCAACCAAGAACACGGCCATACTTTTCAGTGGAGTCTGGCTTCTGAGTACGAATAACAACTACAGATGCTTTAGCAAGAATATCTTTTAGGCGCTGCTTTACTTCAAGCCCTAAAGCCTTTTCTTTTTTATCTGTAGTGCGAGATTCTGGGGTATCAATGCCAGCAAGGCGTACTCTTTGAGAGTAAGCAATGTTGAAACCTAAATCAATGTCAACATCAATTGTGTCGCCATCAACAACGCCAGTAATTTTCTTTACGCGATACTCGTACATAGGTTATTTATTTCCTACTACTTACCGCAGGTTGGGCACTTATCTGATTTTGCTGCTGGCTTAGATGCTGAAGAAGTTGAGGCTGCTTTACCAAACTTAGGGCGTCCAAATCCAACAATTGAAATTTGAAGTCCTGCTTTGTTTTTCTTGAAAGCACGAAGTTGTTTACAAACTTCTCCGCCATTTCTTTGGCTTCCTTTTTTCTTTGAAGAAGTATTTCCTTCAACACACCAGACGGTTCCATCTTCATTATCTTTTACAACAATTCCAACGTGAGAAATTCTGTCGACGCCATCTGAGGGGAAGTCGAAATAAACAACATCTCCTGGCTCTGGGTCTGCTAAATCTCCATCAATCCATGAACCAGCCTTCTTAAATGCTTGTGCTCCTGAAGGAGTGTAGACAGTGTTAGGGATTTTTACGCCGGCTTCGTTCCCGCACCAGTTAACGAAACTTCCGCACCATGGTTGGAAGTTAGCCTTGGTGTAGGCACCATACTTTGTTTCGTTATCTTTTGGACCTTCAATGGTTCCAATTTCTGCTGTAGCAACTTCGATAAGACGGGCTGCTGTTCCTTGTTCTGCCATTTTTTTTTTATCTCCTTAGTAGCGTATTAGAATGGTGGTTGAGGCCATAATATGTTAGGAAAGCCCTCTTGTTTTTCAATGTCTAGTAAATCTTGACGATAGCCAGTCAATGCCCAGCGCTGTTCTGTACTAAGAGTTATCCAATATTTATAATTCTGCATTCTCTCGTTTACGCTTGCAAGCAAAGAGTCTCTAGCAGCCAGTACTTCATCGACCGACATATTCGTCTTACGTTCTGCCATTTTATGAACCACTCCAAACTATAAAAAACGAATCGTGCTTTTCCATATATGTACATGAAACTAAAACGTAACCACCACTTACGCTCCCGTCATTCAAAGCATTTGTTATCGTGCTATCTGGGTTAGGGTTTTCCATGTTGCCAGTGTATGGAACAGTTTGGCAATAGAAAGTTTTACGGCCGTATGGGTTTTCCATTACTTAATATCCTTCCAAAACGCAATTAGTATGATTAATACTGGCCCAAAAATAATTGATGCCTGTATCCAGTTCAATTACTTATCCCAGTCCTCATCAACTGGTTGTGGTTCTGGAGTTGCGCCATCTGGCTTTGCTGCCAAACGTGCTGCTGTTGCATCAATCTCTGCTTCTAATTTTTTATCTGCCTGTGTGTTTTTGGCATCCATCTCTTTGTTAGATAGTTGTGCTGCCATAATATCTTTAGCACCAGAGTTGCCAATGAGAATACCAGCGAGTGTTCCAGTAATAAATGTGGCAATACTTCCTAAGACGTTGAAGAACATCTTGTCATTTTCTGATTGCGCATTGACTGGCTGTGTTACAAAAAGTAATCCATATAGGATTCCAGTTGCTGTAAATAGCAAAATAAGCCCAAGGATAATTCCAAGGGTAAACTTTAGTCGAGCATCTAATTCTGCTCCAGTGTATTTTGTTCTACTCATTTGGTCCGCCTTCTGGTGTCGTCTGTGTCGTAGTAGTTCCGTTAAAGACATCCTCGCCTACCAAGTCTACTGGACAAGTGCCAGCAGTCGAGCATACTGGAGGCTTACATTCTGGTGTTTCCCAGTTATTTGGGTCTTGACATGGGTATCTATAAAAGCCGCTATACCCGCAACTGGAGAGAAGTAGGGTGCTAATAGCAAGTCCTACTAATAATTTAGCCTTGAGCATCAACGCTTCCTTCCACCTAGAGTTCTATTTTATAGGCGGAAAGCAAGCGTGATTCTTGAGTTTTAGATAGTTCCTTCTTCTAGAAGAACGAAACCGTGCTCTCTGTCATAGATTCTATAGTCCGCACTGATAACCTGGAAGCGCTCTTTAACTGCCTCAATCACAATGTCCTTATCCAGTGAGCCACAGGTGTAGAGGTCAAACTGGAGTCGTGCTGGCATCTCTTCATCCCAGATATGGAAAGCCATATGACTAGTTTCAATTCCAACAATCGCCGTTACGCCTCTGTTGCCAGGGGTATCTACATAGGTAGCGTGTGGCCCCATCAAAATCTTCATACCGACTTTATCAACCAAGTCCTCTAGGAAATTGATAGCGTCATCAAAAGTCTCTAACGGGTCATTGATTTTTGCATTGATAAGAATGTGCTTATGCTCTATTGCCATTATTTAGTATTCTCCTTAATGAG